ATCTTTTTTGCACCCCCGCAGAATTTTGGGGGGGGTGGGTGTTTCGGGGGTGGGTCCCCTGCGCATTCGAAAAGGTTAAAAATGAGCAAAAAAGAACAAAATTCAAATGTCAGATTAATTCGCCAGAAGGCCGATAAACAGGCGGACAGCGCGGGCGAAATGCCCATTATCGAAAATCAGCTAGAGGATACCCCGCCAGAAGTAGTTACAAAGGATGCACTAGCTTTGGAAGCCTGGAACACTTACCTGCCAGAATTAAACGCGGGCCGAATCACAACCCAGCTTGATAGAAACACCCTGGCGAGTTATTGCATTTGGTGGTCTAAATGGGTGAGGGCGGAAGAGGTACTGCAGGAACTTGATGTGCTTGTATGTCTTTCAGACACAGGCGGGGTATATCAGCACCCCTATGTTTCAATAGCAAAGCAGGCCAGTGAAATGGTACGAAGCTGGGGCGCAAAATTGGGCCTTACCCCGCGTGATCGAATGAGCCTAAAAATTCAACCGATTAAGCCTGATTCAATTTTTTAAATGCAATGTCTGAAAATAATGCCCTGGACCGAATAGCCTATTCAGATATTTGCATACGAAAAGCCCGCAAATATATCCGCGACATGGAAGCCGGAAAAATCAAAGCTGGTAAAGCAGAAATCCGGGCCGTTATACGTCACCAAAAAGAACTTAAAAAAGTAAGATTCAAAAACTTCCCTTTCTATTTCGATGAAAACGGGCCTGATAGGGTTTTTCAATATTTCAGCTTTCTAAGACACAGTAAAGGCGAGTGGTCCGGCAAACAATACATGTTGGCCGATTGGCAGTGTTTTATTATTTGGGTGTTGTTTGGCTGGCAGCGAAAGAAAGATAAAAAAAGACGTTTCAAAATTGCTTATGTGCAAATAGCCCGGAAAAACGGCAAGACAACATTTGCTGCAGGCATAGCCCTTTATTTAATGATGTACGACTTAGAAAAGGGTGCAGAAATTTATGCTGCCGCAACAACAAAGGACCAGGCTAGGCTTTGCCACATGGAAGCGGTGAGAATGGTTAAGCAGTCAAAGGAAATTTATGAACACATAGAAGTGCTTGGCGGAAAGAAGCCCAGCAGCCTTATTTTTGAAAAGAACTTTGCTTTTTTTAATCCCCTTTCTTCCGATGCCGATACTTTGGACGGTTTGAATCCATCAGGCGCCATTGTTGATGAATTACACGTACACAAAACCCCGGAAGTGTGGGAGGTGTTGGATACAGGCACCGGGGCGCGATCGCAGCCTTTAATTTTTGGAATTACAACCGCAGGCAGTAATCAAGAGTCAATTTGCTACGAACTGCGAGAGCATGCACTAAACATTTTAGAAACATCGGACAAAGGCGGGGATTATATTGACCACAGTTTTTTTGCTTATGTTGCTGAACTTGATGAGGGGGACGATTGGACCGACCCAGGGACCTGGCGCAAAGGAAATCCGAATATAGGGATTTCAGTTAAACGAGATGAATTAGAGGAACAGTGCAACCGGGCCAGATTATCCCCAGGCAGGCAAAACCAGTTTAGACAAAAGCGGTTAAATGAGTGGGTGGAACAGTCAACAAGATTTATCGACATGGAAGCCTGGGCAGCCCTACCAAAAAGGGGCAAGGTGGATTTGGTGGGGCGCCCATGCTTCGCAGGGCTAGACTTATCTAGCACAATAGATTTTACAGCACTTGTATTGGTTTTTCCCCCGGTGTTTGGTCTGAAATATTGGTATTGGGTCCCATTCTTTTGGCTGCCACATGAGCGAGTGAAAAAGGTAATGCAAGAAAGAAGGCTGCCGATTGATCGCTGGGTTAAGGCCGGTGATTTATTTACAACCCCTGGAAATGTTATTGACTATGATCACGTAAGGGAAAAAATTAACGAGCTGGGCGAGTTGTACGATATAAAGGAAATCGGTTTCGACCCCTATAACGCAATGCAGATAATTCCAAAACTGGAAAGTGACGGATTTGAACTGGTAAAAATGCGGCAAGGGGTGCAAACTTTGCATGCCCCTACCAAAGAGCTGGAAACGCAGATAATTGGGCGCCAGCTTTGCCCCAGCACAAATGGGGTTTTGAAATACATGGCAAAAAACGTTTCTGTATTGCGAGACAATAACGGCAACATGAAGCCAATAAGAGAAAACGAAAGATTAAAGATTGATGGAATTGTGGCGGGCATTATGGGTATTGGCCGGGCGCTGGCTTACGACCTAACCGAGAATGATGATACTATAACCGCCATGAGTTTGGGAGATTAACCAAAATGAGCGAAAAAACCAGTTTTATTGGCCGAGTGTTGGCCCGTATATTACCCAGCAGCCAGCCAAATTCGCAAAGAGTGGTGATAAATCGCGCACCGGCAGGGGCTTATGTAAATAACGAAAACGCACTAACTCACACTGCAGTTTGGTGTGCTATCAAGTTGCTAGCTGAAACAATGGGCAGCCTGAATTTCAAAGTGCTGCAACCCCTTGCCAATGGCTCAAACCTTGAGATCAAAAACGGCACAATTTACGACCTGTTAAACGTATCCCCAAACCCCATGATGAGTGCCGCGACATTTCGCGAAACATTAACAGCGCATGTTTGTGGCTGGGGTAATGGTTATGCAGAGATCGAAAGGGACATGATGGGCCGCGCAGTTGCACTTTGGCCCTTGCTCCCAAATCAGACAAAGCCGGTTTTGGATGAGTCTGGACAGCTTTGGTATAAAAACACTTCAAACGGTAATACAGTTTATTTAGAGGCAAAGGATGTATTGCACATCCATGGTTTTGGCTTTGATGGTGTAATGGGTTACGACCCTATTACTTATCATTCGCAAGCTATCAGCCAGGGCCTAGCAGTTGAACAGCATACCAGTGATTTTTTTGCAAACGGGACGCATTTGAATGGCGCCCTAATCGCAAAGGGCAAACTAGACAAAGACAAGCGCGCAAATATTCGCGATGCCTATAACGAAAGTTATAAGGGCAACGGCAAAGCCTATCGCATGGCTGTTTTTGATAATGACCTATCATGGCAAAGTTTTTCTATCAGCCCTGAAGCCAGCCAGCTTATTGAAAGCCGGAAATTTAAGGTTTCTGATATTGCGCGAATTTGGCGGGTCCCTAACCATTTACTTGGTGATCTTGAAAAAGCAACCTTTTCAAATATCGAAAGCCAGGGTATTGAATTTGTACAGTACACAATTTTACCCTGGGCAGTTAGGTGGGAATCTGAAATCAATATGAAATTGTTAAATTCTGCGAACCCGAAAAGGCGCGCTAAAATGAATTTAAACGTTTTGATGCGAGGTGATGCCAAATCACGTTATGAAGCCTATAAGATTGGACGCGAATGGGGCTGGCTTTCTGCAAATGACATTCGAAGCCTGGAAGATATGAACCCCATTCCAGGCCCAGCAGGGAAGGCATATATTCTGCCGTTGAATTACCAGCTTGCCAGAGATATTGGCAGCAACCCGGCACCAACCCCGGCCCCAGCGCCCAGCCAGGCCCCGGAACCCCCTAGCGACCCGGACCCCGATGAAATGTCAGCTGCGGCAAATATCATGGCGGAAGATATTGCCAGCAGGATTTCAAATAAATACGGCAATGATTTATATGGAAGGTTTGGCGACAACGGATTAATAGCAAAAGCTATTGCAAAAAATAATGATTGGCTGCAGCAGGCATTGCAGCCGGTTTCAAAGTTGTTTCAAGAAATAAATATTTCCTTTTCAGTTGAGGGGTGCGCGGACGCTATTGGCGTATTGATTCAAAGCTATTACACTGAGCTGGAATCGAACCAGGAAAAAGAAGTTACCCAGGCAGCCATTAAAGGTTTTGTACTGGATAGCATTAAAAAGCAATTAGTAGGTTAACTATGGGAATTCAAGTTAAGAACAAAGCCAGCAAAGGCGAAATTTACATTTTTGACGAAATCGGCAGTGGTTTTTTCGGTGGTGTAGGTTTAAAGGATGTTGCGGCAGCCCTGAAAGATTTACGCGGTGTAAATGAAATTACCCTGCGCATTAACAGCCCTGGCGGTGACATGTTTGAAGGCATTGCCATTTATAACATGCTGAAAAAAGAACCTGTAAAGATTACCAGCAGCATTGAAGGGCTGGCAGCCAGTGCAGCAAGCATTATCGCCCTGGGCGCTGATACTGTGACAATGGCGGACAGCGCATTTTATATGATTCACAATGCCCACACAGTTGCGGCAGGTGATACCCAATATCTAGCGGAAGTTGCTGAACAGCTTGCCAATTTTGATGAACAGCTGGGCCGAATCTATCAGGGCAAAATCGGTGGTGAGATTGATGATATTCGCGAAGCCATGAACGTTGAAACATGGTACACAGCAGCCGAAGCCAAGGAAGCTGGCTTTATTGATGATATTACGGAACAGTTACCGGTGGCGGCTTATTGCGACCCGGCAAAGTTTCGAAATGCACCCCAAAATTTAAAGATTGCAAACAACACAGAAAGCAAGCGAGCTTTGGCAATAGCCAAAAAGGCGCGCAGCCGTTTGTTGCGTTTGAATAAGTGACAAAAGTAGTTATACTGCAAACTTGAAAGGCCAAGCCTGAACAAGTTTTACCCCCTATAATGGAGTTTTTGAAATGAAAACAATTCTTACTATGGCAAGCACTTCAATGCTTGTTTTGGCAGATGCCAACACTTTGGAAGATATGCAAGCACGTATCGGTGTGATTGCAGATCGTCTTGACGAAATTGTTAACCTGGCTGAATCAGAAGCCCGCGACCTGACCGGTGAAGAACTGGCAGAAATCAACACACTTAACGGTGAGTTTGAAACGCTGGGTGCGCAGATTGAAGCCCGCAAGACAATCAGCAGCATTCGCAACAAAGGCGCGAAGCCAGGCGGACGCAAAACCCCAACCCCAGCACCAACCCCAGCAGCAAAGAAAAAAGAATCTTTTTTAAATATGGGTGACTTTGCGCAGGCAGTACACAGAAGCCTGGCACCAGATGCAGCCAGTGTTGATCAGCGTTTGATTAATAACCAAGCGCCAGAAGGTGATTTTTCCAGCGCTCTTTCCGGGTCCGATGGTGGCTTTTTGGTCCCTGATGATTTCCGCAACGAAATCCAGAAAAAGGTTAATGGTGAAGATTCACTGCTAGCGCGCTGCGACCAAATGAACACAGCCAGCAATTCCATTTCTGTACCGCAAGACAATGTATCGCCTTGGGACGAAACAACCGGTGTGCAGTGTTATTGGGAAGGCGAAGCGAAGCAATACAAGGATTCAAAAATTGATGTGGACTTGAAGCAACAGCGCTTGCACAAGTTAACTTCTTTGGTCCCTGTAACTGACGAGCTTTTGGAAGATGCCCCATTGCTTAATGCTTACATGATGCAGAAAGTGCCAGAAAAAATGGATTTCAAAATTTCACGCGCAATTTTGGCGGGTGATGGTGTTGGTAAACCTTTGGGCCTTTGGGAGTCTGACGCATGTGTGACAGTTGCGAAAGAATCAGGCCAGGCTGATGGAACCATCGTATTTGAAAACATAATTAACATGTGGGCGCGCCTATATTCAGGCTGCCAGGCTACTTCGGTTTGGATTGCAAACCAGGATACATTGCCGCAGTTAATGAATCTGAAATTCCCTGGCGATGGTCGTCCGGTTTACCTGCCTGGCGGTGTTATCGCTGGCGCGCCATTTGGCACATTGTTTGGCCGTCCTATTATTTTCCACGAAGCAGCGGAAACAGTTGGGCAGCTGGGTGATTTAACTTTATGTGACCTGAACAAATATCTTGTAGCACGTAAGGCAGCAGGTATTGAAATGGCACAGTCAATGCACCTTTACTTCGATTATGGCATGGAGGCGTTTCGCTTCACTTATCGCCTAGGCGGTAGCCCATGGTGGAAAGATGCTATCGAGCCACGCGCGGAAGGTGGTAACACCCTGGGCATGGCAGTGGTACTGGAACAACGAGTAGACCCAGGCTGATAGTTAGGTTTACCAAGCGGGGCCGGAAACGGCCCTGGTTTTTTTAATTAATATGGAGTTTTCCAAATGTCTTTGACGAATAAGCAGCTACTTGAAATGGTAGCGTTAATTGCGCAGCGCACTGATGCTGCCGTAGCAGCCCCGGCAACAGTTTCAACAAACTGGATTAAGGTTTCTGATTTCAACCGCGTTTGTGCCATTGTGCGCAGTTTCGGCAGTGCTGGCGATGGTCAAACTACTGATGCCTTTTTTGAGCAGGCGAAAGACGATAGCGGCACAGATTCACAGCCGATTGAGTCTGATGAAAGTCTGAGCTTTGACGGTAACGGTTATGGCGCTATCGAAATGCTGACAGATCGCATGGAGTTGAATGACGGTTATAGTTATATCCGTTTAACAGTTTCAAATGATGGTGAAGCAGCCGACATTACCAGCCAGGTTTTTGGTTACAACCCCCGCTATGCGGAAGTAGAGCAGCCTTTAATCAGTAATATTGTCACTGTATTCAGCAGCCAGCAGCCATAATTAAAAAGCCCTGACGCCCAAATGCAGCACAATAAAAGACTTTCCGAAACTGTGGCCCTGGTTAACTGGGTCCAGTTTGCGGACCTAGACCCGGCCACATCAGAGGGAGGGTGTTTTCTTTGTAGTGCTTTTGGGCGTTTCGGGCTTTATATTAATTTAATGAACACTTTGCCCTATGATGTAACGGTGGCATTGTTTCAAACTAAAGAAGCAGAAATTACCCCGGACCCTGGATCTTTTATCCCCATTGAAGGGGCCGAAATAAACCTTTCTGGTACTGGCGGGGTTGATTTCGGAATAATTGATTTTAAAGACACAGACCTTAATATTGATGATGGTTATTCTTGTATCGGTATCATGGTGACAAATAACGCTGGTACACCCCTGGAACTAATTTCCTGTTTTCTTATGGCGTCCGATGGTAACGGGCAGCCAGTTAAACAGGTGGTTGATGTAAACATTGTAGAGGTGCAGTAATGGCGAAAAAGAAAAAAGACAAAATAAAGGCCCTTTGCATAAAAGACCACACAGTAAAAAATGCGCAGAAAGATGTAGTTTGTGAGTTTGTGGAGGGTGAAACATACAACCTAAAACAAAGCACATTTTTATATTTGAAAAAGCTGGGCATAGTAAATGCAACCTGATAACCCAAAAATCATATTAAGCAACGTAACGAAGCCTTATAGCCTTGACGAAATCAAAGAGCAGGCGAATGTTACATTTTCCGAAGATGATCAATTACTAGAACGATACGGCCAGGCAGCAGCGGACCGGGTTGAAAGTTATACCGGCAGGCGATTGATTGAAGCAGGTTTTCTATGGACCTTGGACAGTTTTGTACCAGATAGGGACCAGGATTTTTATTTTGAGGAACACCCTAGAGGTGGCGGCAGGAAGCAAATAATTCAGTTTCCTGTTTTGCCATTAATAGAGGTTACTAGCATTGAATACCTGGATACAAACGGCAATAGCCAAAGCCTACTGCCAGGCACAGATTTACAAGTAGATACTATAAACGGACGCATGGCGCCTTTGCCCGATTGTTACTGGCCTTGCGTAGAGCGCGGACGTTTAAGCCCCATTCAAGTTAATTTTTCTGCAGGCTATGCAGGCGACTATGATCAGTTACCGGCCAAAATTAAGCATGTAATCAATTCGCTGGCAGCGTATTGGTATGAATGCCGCGAAACCTTTACAGCTATTTCCAGCCAAGAAATGCCAGAGCAGTTTAGCGATTTATTGCTAGAGTTTAAAACAGAGAGGTTTTAATCATGGCGGGGCGCGGGTGTAGAGCTGGACGGTATAGGACCAGCTATCGAGTTGAGCAGCAGCAAAATACAAAAGACAAAACCGGGCATGATGTTGAAATATGGGAAACGGTGGCGGACCTAGATTCGAGGCGGGGCCAATTCATGCCAGGCACCCCAAAAGAGTATTACAACAACGCAGGCGAAGCAGCCAGCATTGCAGGAAAAATTGTGTTTCGTTATGACAGCGTATTGGCTGCGATAGGTCCAGAAAACCGGATTGTGGAAAACAACGGCAGCGGCCTGATTTATGAAGTTATAGGATTCCCCCAAAATCCTGGCAACAAAGACAAAGAATTAATTTTCTTTGTTAACCATTTAAACCGGAATTAACAACCATGGCGGAAAATACTGTTTTAGGTATTGACGAACTAAATAAGGATTTCCAGCGCCTTGATGCTGCGGTGGGTGCCAAGTTTATGCGAAGCGCAGCCGGTTATGCCTTTACCCCTGTTTTATCTTCCATTAAGGCCCAGGCCCCAGTTTCAAAGAAAGCCCATAAAACATACAAGGGGCGAGTAGTGGCGCCAGGCTTTTTAAAACGCAGCCTTAAAAAAGTGACCAGGAAAAGCCGGGACAATTCCAGGGCATATGCCTTTGTTTGGGCAGAAAAAGAGGCGTTTTATGGTTTTCAATTTGTTGTGCCTGGCACGAAATACATCAGGGGCAATAACTTTGCGCAGCGCGGTTTTGATGCTGCAGAGAGCCAGGCAGTTCAAAGATTCAGTATTAAGTTAAAAGAGAGAATCGACAAAGCAGCAGAGGCAGGCAAATGATTACTGATATTCTGCGCGATTTCTTTTTAAGCCGTTCAGCGATAACGGATAAATTTGACCCTGATAATATCCAGAAATGGCCCATTGCCTTAGATATTAAGGACTACTCAATTTTGGCATTCAGGGAAACAAACAACACAGAGCAAACATTATCTGACGGAATGCCGGGCCTTGATCAGCATTCAATTAGTTTAATCATTGTTTCGAAATCCCCTGAAAACACACTGGAAGCAGCAAAGGCAGTTGAAAATGATTTAGTGGGCTATGTTGGCTCATTATCTGCAAGCCCTTCCGTTTATTGTGTTGGCATTCAAAAGGTGGGATACTCGGACGAATACGAACCAGATACGGCAGCCCATGTGGGGGTGCTTTCATTATTGTTTTTTACAAGAGGTTAAAAAATGACTTTAGCATATATCGCTGGCCTTACTTTAGGCATTGAGGACACAGTAACCCTCGGCACTTATAACACCTTAGAAGAGGTTAAGAGTGTTGGCGGCCTGGGTGTAACAAACGATCTTGTGGAAGTTACAAACTTCGACAGCAACAAGATTAAGGAATACATTGCAGCGCTTTCCGATGGTGCAGAAGTTTCTATTGAATGTAATCACATTCTGGACCCAGCAGGTAATGTTGTGCAGCAGCAATTAATTCAGCACGTATTGGCAAAAGAGACAATCAATGTACGCTTTAGTTTCACTGATGGAACTACTACAGAGGACATTGATGTGCAGGTAGTTTCACTTTCTTACAATATCACCCCGGCTGTGGATGATGCTGTAACACTGGCCTTTTCGGTGAAGTTAACAGGCTAATTTAAAAATAAAGGGGCAAATTGATGGATATTTTTGATCAGCTGCAAGCGGTGGCGGACTCAAAGCAGCGTGAAACCTTTGAGCTGCCTACCGGTGGCATACTTACTTTTGAAGAACTGAGCGCCAGCGATTTTGTTAGGCTGCAGGCGGAAATGGACCCGCACCAAAAGGCCCGCGATTTTTCAACAGTTAACGCGTTAACTATTGTGAATTGCTGTATTGAATTGCGCGAAGATAAGGAAAAAGCCCTGGAAATTGTAAAGGGCTGGCCCCGTACAATTCAGGCTGATGCGGTTTTGGTTTGTGGCCGAATCAATGGCATTACTGACAACCTGCCAGACCACGAAAAAAAAGCCTAACTATTCGAACCCCTAACGCTAGGTTTTTATTTAAGCTAGCGTTAGCCCTGGGCGAATCCAACCCCCTAGAACTTGCCGAGCGCATGCCCGCCAGCGTTTTCAATGCCTGGCGTTTATATGATCAAATGGAACCTTTTGGCGCCATTAGAGATAATTTCCACACAGCAACCCTTTGCGCACTGACTGCTAATATCAACAGGAAAAAGGACAGAGAGCCTTTTACAGTTGATGATTTTCTATTTAAAGATCAAATAGACCAGGAAGAAAGCAACGAGCAAAAAGCCTATGCCCGCAGCAGGCAATTTATGGCACAATTAAAAGCGGCAAAACACAAAGCCAAAAAATAATCAGCAGGCAGAAAAATGGCAGATTTAACAAAACTGGTGGTGCGATTAGAAGCGCAAAATACCAAATACCTTAAAGAGCTGGACAAATCAAAGAAGGCTGCGAACAAATGGCGCAACAAGGTAGAAAAAGAAAACAAAGCGGTTTCTGTATCATTTAAACAGCTTGCAACCGGGTTAACTGCCGGGGCAGCTGCCTTTTCGGTTTGGTTTAAGGCCCAGGCCAATAGTATTGATCAAACCGCAAAACTTGCTGCCAGTATCAATCTAGGAACGGAAGAACTGCAAGCCTATAGACTACAGGCAGAGCTTACCGGTGTTTCGCAACAGGCCCTTGATAAATCGCTTGTAAAGCTGGCAAAAAATGTTGGTGACGCGCAGGCCGGTTTTGGTCAGGCGAAAGTAACATTAGAAAAGCTGGGCCTGGCAAATGAAGCCTTTTTTAATCTTAAACCCGGTGAACAGTTTGAAGTTATCGCGGACACAATAGGCCAGCTAGACACAGCCCAGGCAAAAGCCAGCGCAAGTGCAGCATTGTTTGGCCGGGAAGGTGTGGCACTGGCAAATACATTTGCAGAGGGTGCCGGTGGTTTTGTGAAAGCCAAGGACGACATTGAAGCCCTGGGCGTAGCATTAACGGAAGTGGATGCCAGAAAGATTGAGCAGGCAAACGATGCCTTTACAAGAGTTTCAACAGCAGTAAAAGGATTTAGTCAGCAGTTAGCGGTGGAGTTTGCGCCCATTGTTGAAAAGCTGGGTAATACTTTATTCGACACAGCCAAAGAAGCTGGTGGCCTGGACAACATAGCAAAAACAGTTTTTCAGAATATTGCAACCGGGGCAGCGGTGGCGGCAAATGGGGTCCGCGTTATCAAGCTGGGTTTTCTGGCAGTAAAGGCAAGTGTTCAAACCTTTGCCAGTGTTGTTATTCAGGGTTTTGAGTTTATTGTTAATTCCAGCAGCCAGGTGCAGGCCAGTTTGGTTAATGGCTGGCGCGATGCACTGCAGGCGATTGCGGACCGGGTGGCGGCCTTTGCCAGCGGAATTGTTGCGAAGTTTGAAGATATTGCACTAACTGCAGCGAGTATTGCCAACAATATTGGCGCGGACATTGATCTAACCGGCCTGGAAAGCAGTTTTTCCGATATAAAAACAAAGCTAAACGATGCCTTTACTTTGGACCCGGCTAGAGTAACGGCCCAGCCTTCGGAATTTTTTGGCGCCTTTGCTGAATCATTTGAAGAACAGGCAGCAGCTACCCGGGAGCGAGTTGTGGAACTTGCTAACGAACCATTACCAGCGGGGGCAGTCTTTGAGTGGGTTGAAAATGTTTCGAATGCAGCTGAACTTCAAGCGATAGAAACAACAACCACACGCGCGGAAATTATCAGCAGTGCATTAACTAACGAAGTAGATATGACACAGCGGGCCGAAGATGCAAAAACCGATATACAAAAAAAGGCAGCGCAGGAACGACTAGCATTTGAACAGGCGACAAGCGCGCAGAAGGCCAAAACCATTATTGGCGATGCAGTTAAAATCACCCAGGGAGTTGCGCAGCAGAATAAGGCCCTGTTTAAAATTAACAAGGTGGCGGGCATTGCAAATGCCATTGTTAACACTTCCGAAGGTATTACAAAAGCCTTGGCGAAATATCCCCCGCCATTATCATTTGCCTTTGCAGCCCTTCAAGCGGCAGCCGGTTTTGCACAGGTGCAGGCAATACGGGGCCAAAGTTTCAGCGGTGGTGGCGGTGGTACAACCCCCAGCGCAACCGGTGCCAGCGCAGTTGTTAATGATACGCCTATATCAAGTGGGCTTGACGTTGATGTGGGCGAGTTTGGCGGACCACAGAGGGAAATATCAATTCAGTTTGATTCGACTATTACAGATACCCAGGCAGTAAGGGACTTTATTGCAGGCCCATTTACGGAAGCACTGGGCGACAATATTAGCGTAAATGCTTCGGTGATCTAATGCCCGGTTTTCTATTGATTGATAACAAACTTAAAAACCCAAATGTTTCAATTTCGGGTTTCACTGGTATAGACCCCAGCAGTAACTTTAAATTTTGCTTAACTAGCAGGCTTTCAAGTGCAGCGCTTTGGAATACTGCAGTTTTATCACAGCAAATAAGTATAGACCTGGGCGCCCCTGAATCGGTGGGGGCATGTGCTATTGCTGGGCATAATTTGGGGCTGGATGGTGAAACAACAACACTGCGGCTTTTGTATTCATTTGCGCCAGGCGGACCCTATACGGAAGTAGGGAATTCTCAAGTTACAGAAGGTAACAGCACAGGGGTGTTTGGTGAGAATGTAACGGCCCAGTATTGGCGTATCAGAATCGAAAACACAATGCCCTGGCAGGCCCCGAATAGATTTATCGCTTATATTAGTTTGGGTGAAGCCATTGAATTACCCAGGATACAAGCCCCGATAATTGCGCCCAGCAGCCAGCCATGCGACAACCTGCGCAACATTTCAGAAAATGGCGATTTAGTATCAGTTGATGAATACTTTAAGCCATTGGAGCTGGATCTATCATTAAGCAATTATGAAGAAAGTTTTTTTCTTGAGAATTACCCCAAATTCGCAGCCAACCTTTTGAAGCAGCCATTCTTTTATTTATGGAATACAGATTATCAAGATCAGACTGTTTATTGCTGGGCCGATAAATCGGTAAGCCTTCCGAAATGGAATAAAAACTATTTGATGGATTGGCAGCAAAAAATCAATGCAGTTAAGGCGGTGATTTAATGGCGGGTTTTTTGGGCGTTAATAACAGGCTGCAGGATAATACAGCTTACACATTATCAGGGAATGTTAATCCTGATTTCGCCCCGGCTGTGGATAACCGGACAAGCACTGATTACTTTTTTGCCTGGGACACAGTGGGCGCGGTTACTTTCGAGATTGATTTACAAACCCCGCAGGCTGTTAACTTCCTGGGGATAGCAAGGCACAACCTGGGGAACACTGGCAGCACTACTTTGCTTTTACAGTATTTTGATGGGGCCTGGCTTGATTTTCAGCCCGTTATAACTGTGGAAAATAACCAGCCCATTATGATTATTGGCCCGGAAGTTACGGCCCAGCTTTGGCGCGTAGTGATTGAAAACCCGGAACCCGCCAGCAATTTGCGTTTCTTAATGCTTGGCTGGGGCATAGAGTTACCCCGGATTTCGGCCCCGCATGAGCTTATAGGTTATGCCAGGCAGCAACAAATCATTTCCGGGGCAACAGGAATGGCTTTCCTGGGTCCCTATTCGCGCACAGCGGTGCCGGGTTTTACTTTTACCCTGGATAACTATTTGGAAGATGAATTAAACCCGATAGAAAATCACAGCATGGATTTTATTTGCAGAAGCCCTTTTTTCTACAGTTATCGGAATGATTTAACATCGCAGGATTTTAAGGCCCTATTGGTGGCGGACGGACAACCAGCGCTGCCAAGGTGGAAAAATGTCTGCTTAAAATCCTGGCAAGTAAAAACTATTGTGCTTGATGGGTAAATATCATTATGAAATCGGTAAATATACAGTTGCGCGATACCGGGTCAAAAAGCGCTGGAAATATGCGGTTTGGAAAGGCGCGGAATTTCTTGATTTATTTTCAAGCCATAAGAAAGCAAAAGCATTTGCAGAGAGTTTAAATAATGACGTTTCAGGACCAGGCTAACAAAGCACTGCGAAAACCATCGGTAAGGGTAACTTTGCGCCTTGACTATTGCGACAATGATTACGGGGTAGCGCCATGCACTGCAAATCTGCCAGCGGGTGAGCAGTGTTTTAATACCCGGCAAACTTGCCAGGATATACCTAATTTCACCCCAACAACAAAAGACTACGTTTTTTACTTGGAAAAGGAAGCGCCCAGGCCGGAAGAAAATGCCTTTAATTGTTTAAAGCGCGTAGACCTGGCGCCAGCAAAGATCAGCCCAGGCAAAGGTTTGGGCAGCCGGAACAATGTACAAATTCAATTTTTTGATTTTGCGGACGATGATTTTTTTACCGACCCATACAACGAAGATCGCAATTATATAGCTACAGACCAGGGGACTTTTTGGGGTAAGTTTTTGGCCCGCAACCCGTTTTACCAGGGCCGGGCTTTAATTGTTGAGTATGGTTTTTTTGATGATAGCAGAAACCTTGAAAGCGAAATTTACCTTTATCAAATTGACCAGATAAAACTAGACCCCAAGGGAACGGTAACTTTAATTGGCAAGGACCCATTAAGCAAAACAGAATCATTTAAAAATCAGGCCCCAACCCTTTCTGATATTACTTTGGTGTTTGCTTTGGGTACTGGCACTGTGGTGCAGTTTACGGTGAGTGATCAGCCAGCGTCCAATGTAATAAGCCCAACCCTGGGCCTGGCGGGTTTTGTGCGCATTGACGATGAGATTTCAGAATATTATTTTCAAGTTGGCGTGAGTTATTTCCTTTTCCCCAGGGGCCAATTTACAACGGACCCAGCCCCGCATGATGCTGGCACTTTGGTGCAGCCTTGTTTGGTTTACCCGGCACAATCACCGGACCTTGTATTATTCGATTTGCTTACACAGTATGCAGATATAGACCCGGCTTTTATTGATCAAGCTGCCTGGGCTGCAGAAGTTGCGACATGGTTAAGCACAATAACAATTTTTCAATGTATATCTGAGCCTACCGGTGTGGGTGATTTGATCGACAGAATTTTGAAGGCAATAAACAGCGAACTTTGGTACGACCCGAAAGCCGGGCAAATTATCTTCAAAAGTAATAACCCGATTTTGCCAAATCAATACATTCCCCAACGAATTACAAATGATGATTTTTTGCAAAACAGCATTAAATTAAAAAGTGAAGAAAAACTGCGGAAAAGCCAGATTTGGGTTTATACAGACCCCAAAAGTTATATAGGCGATTTAGATAAGGCAGAGAATTATTTTAACCTTTCAATTTCTGCGGACCTGACAAGCGAAGGCGAGCTTTTATATGGTGAAAGCCAGGTAGATAGAATTTTTGCAGATTGGTTAACAAACGCAACAATGGGGCAAACGGTGGCGGAGCAAATATTACAACGCTATAACCGCACCCCCTACGAATTAACCGGCCTATTGGATGCTAAAGACTTTGACGTTTCTACAGGTTTGCATTTCTTACTGGATTCGCCCAATCTGCAGGACGTTGATGGACAGCCAGCAATAACCCAATTCCAGGTTACAAGTGCTGATTACGACCCGACAACCCAGCAAGTGAAAATCACAGCATTGCAGTTTTCCGACCTGGGCCAGCCAATTTTATATGCTATCGTTAATGCCAATGGTGTACCTGATTACACACTGGCAACGGAAGAACAAAAAACCCGGGCTTTTGTTGCTGATTCAGTGACTAAAAAAATGAGTGACGGAAGCCCCCCTTATAGAGTGGTCCCATAAAATGACAGATTACAACGACATCCCCCAGGCCGATATTGATACAGATTCGCCCATTGATGAAAGTTTGCTAGAGCGAATGCGCGATAACCCCATAGCAATTACAGAGGGTTCAAGCGGGGCGCCTAAAATTCAAACGGCAGCCATTCAAGATAGCGCAGTAACAAGCCCAAAAATTTCAGCCCTTGCGGTTATCACCGGAAAAATTGCGGACCTGGCAGTAACAGCAGGAAAGATTGCAACCGGTGCAGTGACAAATGCAAAGCTAGCAGCCCTGGCGGTGACTACTGACAAAATAAGCGCATCAGCAGTCACTACAGCAAAAATTAATGATTTAGCAGTAACAAGCCCGAAGATTAATAATCAGGCGATAAAATCTAACCATTTATCTATTGCTAATGTTGATTTACTTGTAAATAAGGGAACAGGGGGGACAGCTACAGGGCAAATTGCTATACCTAATTCAGTTTATAGCTTGGGTGTTGAAATCATTGCAACAACCGCAGGCATAACAGGAACAAGCACTATTGCCGCAGTAGGTGCAGGCGGTGGTATTGGTGTGAATTCTTTAAATGTAGAAGCAGCAGGGGGACTTTTTACAACCGGCAGTGCTACAGGCCGGGCATGGTATATCACAGCAAGCCCGCCATACAAATTGAACGGAATGGAAACAAATTTATTTGCTTACATTCTTGAATTCAATAAACCAGGGGACCCGGAAGAAAACGCACAAATTGCGGAAGTATTTGCCTGTGAATCGCCCCCATGGATTAGTTACCCAGGGTTTAGCATTTTGCCAGATCATTACACGCACGACACAGACCCCGAAACAGGCGAAGAAATTAACCTTAAATGCTTCAAAAATTTACCGGTTAATAAGCCTGAAATCGGTGAGCCTGGTTATGTGGAGTGGATGCAAAATCCAGAATACCTAGAACAGGAAATAACCCCGGAATATAAAAACACCCATTTAAACAATAAACCGCACCCATGGTCCGGCCTTGATATGGCGCAAAAGGTGGCGGCCTGGCTGCCAGAGGGTGAAGAAATGCAAGAGGGTGAAACCTGGCAGGATTATTTCACAATCAAGTTTTTATGCCCGCACTGTGAGCAAAGCAATGTATTGCTTAACATGCTTAAAGATCATGCAGACGTAACGGGTTTTATTTATGGTGGTGGTATAGCCCTGGGCGATAAAATGGAAGAAAGTTTATTGCCAGAAATAGAAACCTATAGTTTCACTTTCACCTAATATGGAAAACAGTTACCATTAGATCAAATAAAAAGGCCCGGAAAAAATGCCCATGAGCAGCGCGGAAATAAGAGCTTTGGAAAATCAGTTAGAGGATTTGGATCAGGAAGTAAAAACCCTGGCAAAATCCTGGTACAAGCCAGCATTGTTAAACCTGGCGATACTGGGAACCATTATAACTATTGGACTTACTGTGCAGCACAAGCGGGAAGAAAATCTAAAAGAGGATATTTCCGACAAGGCAGCACAAACAAACGCGGAATTTTCTTTAAGATATGAAAAGGCTGCCGAGCTAGTGGAACTCAAGCACAATCTAGCTATTGAAAAAATTAAGAATGTTGACGAAAAACTAAAAGAACACAAAGAGCAAACAAGGCGAGAGCTGGACCGACTACAACGAAACCGATAGAGGGCAAGAAAATGGGCTGGTTAAGAAAACGTTTAAAAGAAAAATCTACTTACCGGGGCTTGGCAATTCTCGCCAGTGTTGCCGGTGTTGGCATTTCACCCGATTTGCTGGAAGTCATTTTAATGAGTGCTGCCGGTGCTATGGGCCTTATTGAAGTTGTCAGCCAGGAAGTAGAAAAAGAGCTTTCCGACAAGGTGGCGGTCCGAATCAAAACCGAACTTGAAAAAAAGTTTCTAGGTTAATGATTTCTAAAGGTTTTTTGTTTTGTGTCTTTGATTCAGAACGCATAAAAATGAATTAAATCATGTATTTACAGCCAAAAGTTAGAAACGATGCACAAGGGGCAGGCGAGTGGCGCACAAGACGCGGCAGCCGTTTGCACAAGGGTGTGGACTTTCAAGCCATTAAAGGCAGCATTGTAAAAAGCCATGTGGCCGGGAAAATAACAAAGCTGGGTTATCCTTATGGGGACGATTTAAGCTATAGATACGTTGAAATAACGGATTTTGCTGGCTTACGTCACCGGTTTTTTTATGTGGAACCTTTTGGCTTTGAAGGCGCCTTAATCGAATCAGGCAGCACAATAGGCTGGGTTCAGGACATTGCAGCCAGATACCCGGAAAACGATAACCGGGGCGCTATGCAAAACCACATCCATTATGAGGTGTTGGACAAAGCGGGCCAGGATTACGACCCCTGGAAGTTTCTGCAGCACTTCACCCGACAGGATGTAATCGGATGATCAAAACCTTTTTTTGATTTCACGACCTGGCGCCAGATTTCTGCAGTACTGGCGCCCCTTTCACTTTTAAAACTTTTTTTAAATTTTTTAAATTTTTTTTGCTTTTAGGGCTTGCATTGTTACGCGTAACACGTAGAATGGGAACCAGATCGAAGCAAAACCAAAACAAAAAGGGCAAGAAAATGAAAGCAGGCGATAAAATCAAATTAAGCGGTTTAAAGCAAAACGGTGCAGATTACGAGCGCATCCTAACTGTGAGAAAAGTTATTAATCCATCTTATGATGAAAGCCTTGAACTGGTAACTTTTGAAGAAAGCCTGCATTTAACCTATAACGTCCAGCGCGGAAAGTTAACAGGCAAAAAAGGACGTTTTGTAGCGGATTGTGTTTACCATGAAGCAGCATATAGCGCTGAATTAACGGCAGAAAAATTCGGGGTATCTATTTCAGAGATCACCCAGGCAACCGGTAAAGATGCTGAAACAATAAAAAACCTTCACAGCACAAATTACCTGGCCTTTCAAACCCTTGTATTTATAACTATTGATTTTCTATACCAGAAACAAGGCGGTGCTATGGCTGACTCAATAAGCGCAGAAAACAGTACTTTGGAACCCATGAACCAGAGCAAATCTAAACTTACTGATTTAAAGCCAGAAATACAGCAGGCAATTTTTAATGCCTGGCTTGATAAGCGGATTCAGTATTACAAACAATCGGAAGGG